CATCTGAGCACCAGTATAATCATTCCAGTTTACAGATTGTTTTGCTTCACCAAATCCCCCATATATGTGATATCCATTTAGATATATTTTACGGAGATAATTTCCATCTCCATCAGCATTATCAGTACCTGCATATGTTGCTACAACATGATACCATTCATTCAGTATTAAGTTGTTACCAGAGCCAGGAGCTGTTCCTACACCACTATCTAATAAGGAACCTGAAAGGTGTCCTTGACCTGAATTGTCAAAGTGAGACGCCCAAGTTGTGTTTTTTACTTCTGAACCGCCTATACTGAAATATGGCTTTGATGCATTCTTTATACCAAATTCAAATCTAGCATCATTATCTCTTTTCCAACCAATAGGAAATGAATCAGCATAGTTTTCGATTGGTTTCCACCAATAAGATACAGTAAATCCTGATTCTGCAAGTGGTTTTCTGCCAGAACCTTCATCAAAGCCTTTATTTGTAGGATCATTAGGAGTAAACTGTGTTGCTACTATATCCACTCGAGCAGAATCACTTCTACCAGACTGATCATGTTCATCATTACCCGTAAATGATAAGAAATAATTTTTAGCGGGTGCATCTCCACCTCGTGTTCTATATCTGTTGCGGTAATAATCCAAATCTCTAAAATGTGGGGAATTTGCATTTTTCTCTACTATAGCATTGCTGTCGTTAAACACTCTCCTAGCTACAGTTTCACTTATCCGAAATAAATATTTACTCTCTGGTATCTGTAGCCATCTATCCCAACTCAGCTTTTGATTGCCTTGTTTTTGTCTCGAAATAGCTGTCAGCGTGGGGATTAAATTTGAGCTGTCTTTTTCAATCTTCTCAACAACTGTTTGAATTTTAGTCTCTTTAGATTGATCCAACTCTTTTTTGAGAACATCATTCTCTCTTTTCAGAAGAACGACCTCGCGAGCAAGATCAGAAGTTGCTATCTCTAGAGTGTCAATGGTTTTCTGTTGCTCTTCTATTTGTGCTCGATGATGATCTTTTATAGATTTCATATCTCCAGCAGGAGCACGTTCAGTCATGACATTCAGTCTTTCATGAATTTTTTTTCTATCATCTCTTTGATCCGGAATTGTAGAGTGGCTAAATTTTTCTTTTAATAATTTACTATCCGCTCTTTTTTCATCCGAGGGTGCAGAATGACCAAATTTTTCTTTCAGTAATCCTAAACTCATTATCTTGGTCTCTCTTCAATTTGCAAATTAGATAATCTGGTACGGTTCGCTATCACTTTGATCATGTGTTTGAATGCTTGATGTCCTCCAATCAATTGTGGTTCTGTCACGTTATTGATCTCCCAGTAAAAATCATTCCAATCACAGATGTCACCAACTTCCGGATAAAAATGTGCTTCATCTAAAGTAGTTCTGTGAAAATACAGTTCAAGATTAGAATTCAAATCTGGACCTGCATCAGTTTGATCATAAGTGGGTTCTTCCCATGATATCAGACAATTTACTCTAAATCCTATCTGATAGTATTTTGTCGATGATTCTCCATACAAATTTGTTTCTGTGTCTTCTAGATTTATCTTATAAATATCTACGTACTGACCCAAAATGTCATCAATAAGCTCTTCATTCATAGCATCTATCAGATCGACCTCTTTTTGAGGTATGAAGAATGGTCTATAGACGGCCATGATATTATCCTATAAAGATCGGAAGTGGAGCTCTACTGAGTGCTTGTTGATTTGCTGTAGCAATCTCAGCTTCAGCTGTAGCTCGTTCGCTCAGCGAAATACTGTCTAGGAATTCTTTCAATTCCTCCAACAGAGCATCTTTTTCTTCTCTGCCTTCAGCCTTTAAGGCCTCTCCATCCATACTGACTTCTCCACCCGGAAGTGGTAGTGATGCATATTTGCTCCGAATGATCCCTAATAATTCCTTTGAAAGTGCAAGGGTATATTTCCTGATCCACTGTCGACCAGTTGAATTAATCTCCTGATATGGTAAAAATTTATATGGAGCGTTGCTGGGATCGGAAACTTTATTCTGAGTGTATGTATTTGTCGTTGATGTCATATCATCTCGAACGTAATAATGAAACCAAACTTTGTCCCCGACATCAGTTGCTGTCGGTCTAGGAAATATTTGTAGTTTGTTATCCGAGATATGAAATGAATATGCTGACTTTCGTATCAGATCGTTGGTCTCAATTGCCTGTGCCCTTGAGATGTCATAAGAGATTGGTCTCATGATGTACGTAACTGCCGGAGCTACGTTGGAAAATCCAAAAGCATCCAACATATTCCGCTGTTCAAAACTTCCCATAAAGGGATCATAAAATCTTGTTATCGATGATGGACCCTGATTGAAAACGTTCTGTATGACTAGTCTTTTTCCACTTTCCGAAACGTCTGACCAGGTCTGTAAATCATATTCCTGTTTGTCTTCCACCAAAGAGATTGATCCACTCTTCAGTGATACATCTCCACCTACACCCGCCAACGTACCGTAGGTTTCACTCATAACAATCGTTTGACCCAAATTAGGATGAACTGGATCATTGCTTCCTGTGGTGCCTAACTCGGAACCTGACATCTTGCTACTTGCTCCATAATGCTCCCACATCCAATTCTTCATATTGTAGTTATTGATGTGTGTAGAATACTCACTCACAGCTTCTTCAAAACAGGCATAGATACTACCACTGTATATCTCTAACTGCAGCACTGGATGTCCCAGACGTCTGGCAGTCCATTTAGTGACCGTCAAACTATCTGCTTGGAAAGTGTTGTCATTGTCATAGATCCCATACGGTGTACTACCGCTGGCATTGTTGCTCGGATCTGTATATGTGTAATTAAATTTTGACATTTATATCTCCATCTGATAATAAATATCGCCTTCAGATATAAAAAAAGGGATAGATTAACTATCCCTTTTTTGATTAAGCATGTTGGCTTGAGGTTACTTCTTCAAACAGACTACCAGATATCCGGCCTGTCCTGCATCGCCGTGACTCGATCTAGGTCCGCTTCCTGTAACGGCCATTGATGATGTCACAAACAGCTGACCAGATGCGGCGCTGTTTCCGATATCACCAGAACCACTAAGTATGTAACTTTCGTTAACAGCGGTTCCATCTTTCAATGCTTCCAAAGCAGTTGCAGCGGCTACTCGTCTGACTTCACCAGTCGTGTAAGTTATACCCTCAAAGCTAACTTCTTTTTTGATCGTACTCATTTGTATTCTCCAAATTAGTATTGGGGGTCCATTAGGACCCCCAACAGTTAGTTAAGGATTATAACTGATCCAATGAATCGACGAAGATCTTACCGTAGAATTCCGGTCTGATCATCTTCTTAGCGTAACGAGTCATCACACCTTTACGTGGGGTAAAATCACTAGGATCGTACACCAATGGAGTCATGATGAGAGGTACGTAAGGAGCATATACAGCACCAGTTTCTAGGAAGTTAGATCCGCGGAAGCCTAACAAGATAGTGTTTTCATCCATGTATGGGTTCTTGTAAACCGTGAAACGGTTTGTAAGAGCACCAATCTTCTGGACGCCCATAGCAAATTGCTGTTGGTCACCATCAGTATCAGTCATGTATCCAGGAATCGATTCTAGGATAGTAGCTACTTGAGGTCCACATACAACAAAGTTGGCACCACCACGTAGTGTCAATTTGTGAATCTCATTAGATACTTTCTGGATTTTTGCTACCAGAGTCTGATACCATTCAAATCTGGTACCATAAAAGGTAGTGTTTGTAAATCCATCAGTACCGTTGTAGTCATTACCCTGTTTGACAGACCAATAATCAACAGTCTGAGCATCGCTGATCAACATATCAAGGATCTCAAGATCGATTTCCATAGATACGTATTCAGTCAACATAGCTGTCAATTCAGCTTCACCATCAACAGAATGATAAGCATTCAAATCCTGCGCCAATTCTGGTGTCCAGACAGCTTTGAGCTTTCTGGTTTTCGCCACGATGGCACGAGATTTCATTTCGATATCAACTTCTGGAATCTGTAAAGAATCGACAGTTGCATTTCCACCTGTATCTTCAAAATCACCGCGAACGGCTTCTGATGTCAGTTTTGGATAGCGAACATCGATTGTACTGTTATCAATGTTAGCGGCTGCAGATGCAGACAGGAAGAACGTAATCGTTCCAGCTGTATAATCTTCACCAGTGATACTAGTCAGTTCTGGGAAGAAACGATTAACTGCAAGACCGTCCCCAATACCTGCACCGTGAGGAGCATCATTACTGATTGCACCAGATACAAAGTTACTTGCCCTGATAGCTGTTTTATCAATATCAGTTGAAGCTAATGCCTCAACACATTTGAAGATCTTACCAGCATTGATAGAAGAACTCAACTCAGTATTGAAGTTGACGTCTTTCCAGGTTGCTAATGTGGTAGTAATTGAACCAGCTGTTTCAGAACCAGTAGCCATGGTGTATCCATAGCGACCAGCACCGTAAAAACCACCAGCATAGCTGTCATCACCATAAGGTGCGCTTGAGCCGGATGGGCTATATTTACCGGTTTTACCCATTAACGATTCATCTTTGCTCATTCCACCGCGATTATTTCCATATTGGAAGTCTAGGTAGAATACAAGACCGGATGGTAGATTCATAGGCTGAACGGAAACAAATTCCTGAGCAGCTATTTCACCAAAAATCCTACGGACCAATGGTAAAGCCACACCAGACCATTCCTCATCACCTTTGTATGCACCGGCTACACCGGCACTTGGGCTTGTTACAGAAGCCTCTTTGATCAACTCACGAGCCTGATTTTCAAGCAACTGAGCCATTCCGCCCCTCTTGAAATCACCATCAAGTCCGTCAAGTAGACCGGTAC